AAGGCAATTTTTAATTTTTATTTATATATTGTAACGTATTTTCACAAAATAGTTTATAAAATATAAAAATTATATAAAACTATTAAAAAGTATATAAAGTTACTTTTTGTTTTATATAAATTTTACTAAAAACTGCATTCTATATATAATCAAGTAGCAGAAATCGATATTTCCATTTCAATTTTTTAACTTCATTGAACATTTCTTTCCAATTATTCAAACCATCTAATGTTTGCTTCCATTGCTCATTTAAATGGTTAAGTTGAATAGGTGGATAAAAATGTCCTTTTTTAAATTTATTATATGCACGACGTGCAACTTCAATGCTTGAAGCAACCATATCAGGTGTATTTTCATTACCATATAAAATATTACCTATAAACGAACTATATGCTGGATTCACTTCAGTTATAAAATATCCATGCATTGTACTTAACATCTTTAACTTATTGATAACTAAGTTTCGACACCATACATTATTACATAATCTATTAAATGTTTTACCTCTTTGTTTATCTGAAGTTTCAATTTTTAATTCCTCTAAACATATCCTACTACATTTCCAAGTTTTTAATAACTTATCTATATGATAACAAATTTCAATTAACTCATATTTTCTCTTATTATTACTAATAGATTTTTTATTTAATTCATAAGTAGATATGACTTCTTTATAAAGTACATTAAACTTTTCAGTGTTATTTTTATCAAATTCTAAAATAGATAACCCAATTGTATTCGGATTCAAATCTATACCTATAACTCTATTATTCTTTAAATCTTTATATTTTTCATATTGAAGTTTAGACTCATCAAAAATAATATATAACTTTTTATTAACTATATTTAACTTAACTGTAATTGCAATTTTATTTTGTTTACTTAATTCTTGTAACTAATATAAATCATGTAATATATTTTTACGGGGTTGTTTAAATGTTAAAGTAAAATGTTGGTTTCTATTTGGTTTATATATTAATTCATTACTATTAAAGTTAAAATTAAACATTCTATTTCCGTATTTACATGCTTCTCCTTGAAAAGTTATAGGTAATAATTTATCTAATTTATATTGTTCTTTTGATTTCTTTTTTAATAAGTAATCCTTTAGATTTTTAAAACCACCAAAAATTACAGTTTTTAAACCTCTTGTTTTATTTGATTTATATAAGTAAATGGCATCTTTGTTTGCACATTCAGATAACCAACTTGGTTGATTAAATGTTGTATTTACAATAGTTCTTAAATCTTTTTCTTTTAAACTATTATTATCTATCAATCTATTATAAGCATAACGAACCATACTATTAAATACTTTTTGTGTATTTAATAATTCATTATCTATATCATTCGTTATATCTAATTTGATTGTTTTCATAAGTTATATAATAAACTGTATAAAATATAAACATTTTATATTTATTTTATATAATATTATACAGTATTAGTTTAATAATTTATATTTGTTATAATTTACTTTTTCTAATAATCCTTCCTATAATAACTCTTTATTATATGTTGAAATAGTTTTTATTGATAAGTTAAGTACTTCTATAATCTACTATCGTGTTGGCATCTCTCCATTATTAATAACTTTTAATTTATTATAATAATCTATGAGAGTTAACTTCCTTGTAAATTGTCCACCATTTTTATTTCCGTTCTATAGAAACTATATATAGTTATTATTTACTTCTTCTATAGTTCTTCCACCAACCCACTCATTTTTAAGTATATATTGTTTCCTATTACAGACTTTGGATATTTGTGAATGACTGCAGTTTAAATCTTCTGCTGCATGACTCTCTGAAATATAGTTTTTTACGTTACCAGAAATAATACTCTTTAAATATACGGGTTTGTAAAAATTATGTGCACATAATTTCTAATGTTCTGATACCTTTTTCCTCTACTCTTCCGTAAACTTATATCCAGTTATCCCGGCATCACCTCCTAATGTTTGATTATATCCGCTGATATAAGAATTGTACTTCTTTATATAAAAGATTTCTAATGTATCTAATTCAGATTTTATATTATCACATTTTTTAGTATCTATAGTTTCTAAAATTTCTATTGTAAATTTATCAATACTATACTTATCAAATGCTTTGTATAATGCTAAATTATCTTTATAGCATTTATAAGATAAATGCCGTCTTATTCTTTTTTTAAGATATATTGACTAACCAATGTAAGATTTGCCATTTATAGTATTTGTAATTTTGTATATGCCAGGAACATTTGGTATGTCTTTCATTATATGTACATGTTTCATAAATTAAATAATTATTTATAAAATATTTAAAGTTATAAAGAGTTTAATAACTTATGGGTTGTACACGAACCCTCTGAAATCTCTTGAATTTACTTAAAAGTAAATCATCAGAGTTCACTTTTAAATCTAAAATATTTAGTTCAGTGTACTAATTGATTCAATTTAATTAAAAACTGTCTTGTACTATATCTAAAAGAACTAAATAACCATCTTGATTTTACACATCCTCATGGTTTTTAGAGTGTAACCTTATATCAAATACATCAAAGAACACTTTTTAATTATTAATTATAAAACAAATATATAAATTTGTCTCATAAAATTTATTTAATTATGTATTATTTATTAATAACAATACAATCTGAAGTATTCATTAAATTTAGTCTTTGTTGCCCCAGTTGGATTCGAACCAACTCGTACGGTTTTAGAGACCGTTGTGCTCAAACCATTACACCATAGGGCAAAATTTATTTGGTTATTAAATCTTCTTTATTAATTATAAAGCTAAAATTATTTAAAGTTTAATAACCAAATGTTAAAAGTTATGATTTTTTAGATTTAGCTTTAGTTGCAGTCTTTTTAGCAGCTTCACTTTTCTTCTCCTTTGCTTTCTTAGAAGTAGCCTTCTTCTTAGCTTTATTAACTTTCTTGGTTGCTTTAACTTCTGCTTGTTCTGTTGCAATATTTTCAGAAATATCTTCTACCTTTTCTGTATCAGCATTCAATTCAGCTTCAACTACTTGCTTTAACTCTTGCTTATCTTTACGACGTTCTGCACGTTTCTTTTGAGTTTTTGTTTCCTTCTTCTTTTCCTCAGTGTAAGGAGTATTAGTATCTTTCAACTTATTACCAATTTTACTGTTCTTAAAATCTTCAAAAGATTTTGCTTCCATTGGTGGTACAGAAGAACCTAAAATATCTTGTTCTATATCTGTAGTAGTTGAATTATAATGGCGTCGTCCTTTATAAAAAAGTTTCTTAAGACGTTCAATCCATTTATTAGTTTTTAGAAATTTACGTAAATTCTTATCCATGTTAATTATTATTAATTATTGTATATAAATTATAAAGAAATACATGAAAAATGTTTATATAATTATAAAGTAACTTTCAAAATATAAAACTTTTCTGTATCATAAAAGGTAGTCCTAATTTCGTCAGTAGTAATTTTCACAGAATAACCCAATTCTTTTAAAGGATAAGTAAAACGCCTTAAATCTGAATAATCTACTGCGTAATATTCTATTTGATAAGTAAAAGAATGTTTATTACTTGTTAAAGCATCATAAACATTATCTATTATATTATTACATATCTTAATAAGTTCAGTTTCACTTTCCTTAAATTCATGAATATATAGATTCTGTAATTTTGATAAAGTATCTTCTATTTTCCCCATATTTTAATTATTTTAAAATAAACTCTTCATTTTTGAATCACTGACAGTATGTTAAAACTTGAACAAAGCTTCACTTTATTCTTTATTAACTTCTTGCTTCAACCTATCACTACTTTTTAGACTCATTTCTGAGTGGTCATCCATAGTTGGATAGTCCACAAGCTTAAATTCGGTAGTACTGCTACCTACTAATCTCATACCTTCATGTAAGATGTTAACTGCTGCATTTATATCTCTATCATGAATTTTCCCACATTGAGGGCAAGTCCAAAATCTATCACTTAACTTTAAATCTTTATTTTTATACCCGCAACATGAACAAGTTTTACTTGAAGGATAATATCTATCAACAAATAATATTTTCCTGTTATACCACCTTGCTTTATATTCTAAAATTCTTTTGAATTCTCCAAAGTTCATTTCACTTATGCTTTCAGCAAGTTTATGGTTTTTCATCATCCCTTTTACATTTAAGTTTTCCATACAAATAACTTGGTTTTCGTTTATCAATGAGTTGGAAATTTGATGTAAATAGTATTGTTTCTTATCGTTTATTTTCTTATATACTTTTGCAAGTTTAATTCTTGTTTTATTCTGGTTATTTGATCCTTTAACTTTTCTTGATAACTGCCTTTGTAATCTTTTTAATTTGTTATTTTCATTCTTCTTGAAATGTAAGTTATTGAAAACTTCGCCTTCAGATGTAATTACAAAATCTTTTACACCTAAGTCGATACCTATACAACTATCAGTATTTTGTACTCCATTATGAGTTAAATCACCATCAACTAAAATAGATAAGTAATATTCTCCACAAGGTAATTTAGATAAAGTAGCTTGTCGAATATTTGCTTTGTTTTTCTGTAAATATTCAGCATATTTCTTGTTACATCTAAATTTAATATTCTTTATGTTTGCTAAAGAAAGTTTATATGTTGTATAATCATTTATTTTTGAGATTGCCCCAATTTCAAATCTACATGACTGTTTATTATTGTGTTTTGATTTAAATTTTGGATAACCTGTATGTCGTTCAAAAAAATTTTTATACGCTGATAACATATCCATTATCGATTGTTTAAGAACTTTTGTATTTTGTTCTTTTAAGTATTCGAAATCTGGGTTATGTAGCAGTTCATGGTGAAACCAATAACTAAGTGAAGTTCTATTTTCAGAAATATGGTATTCTTTATATTGAGCTATGTTACGAGCAAGTGCTTGATTATACACTACACGACAACAGCCTAACAACATATTAATTTGTGTTGTTTGACATGCTGTTGGATATAATCTTATTTTAACTGCTCTTAACATAATTTATTTTATTTTTATCTTTTATATCATAATATTTTTGAAAACTATATATTAATAATATATATTCTTACTACACTTTATAACTTATAAAAATATATAATTTAGTTCAAAATAATAATTTATTGTTTTTAACACGTTGTCGTGTATTATTTATAATAGTTACAACTTTAGTACTATTATTATTTTTAATATTCATAGTATCTGTTATAAACTATGGGTTATTTGTTAATTTTAATTTACGAGGTGGACAACCTTGACAAAATAAACTATCCCTTGTATTTAATTGCATATATGATTAAATTATTTCTATTTCCTTAAAATTTATCTTTTTCATTTTTGATGGTATTGTATTATCATCAAAAAGTTGAAGTACTATATAAACACCAGACGTTAACTTCTTTAATATACGGCATGCAATCTTTTCATCATGATATATAAATGCTATAATATCTCTACTTGATTCTAATTTTATATTAAGTTGTTGATCGAAATATTTTTGTGTTAACTTCGTAGTACGTGCATTATCAAAAATACTTTTTATTTTATTATCTTCTTCAGGCTCGTCATCTTGTTCTAGATTATCTTGTAAATCTTCGTTCATTTCTTCAAGATAATCTATTTCTTTCTCCAGATCTATGCTGTCATCATCATCTTCCCACATATTGGTAAAAAATTATTAATTTTTATTATTTTAGTTTTGTGTACTATTTATCTCTTGTATTTCATAAGAGAAATACTGTTTTTTGTCTACTCTTGATTCATATAAATTATCATTATTATAATCAATTGTATCTGTTAATGGAGTTCGTATATCTGATGGTGTTGTATTTTTATCTGCTTGTATTACTATTGGTGTAGTAGTTAAATATGCTTTTACTTTATTAATAGGTGCATAATATAATGGCATATCTGCTACAGTAAACCACTTATCCATAAATTTCAAATAATATTGCATTCCCACTCTTGAAAGTGCATACATGCTTGTAGTCCATACCTTTACATTAGGGTGTAATGACCAATATGTATTTTCATTTGCTTTATCAAGTATTTCATTTATATTAGGATCTGTAGTAAATGCACCAAATTGTAATATATCATAATCCTCTGGTATATTATTTAATGTATTCTTTAATAGAGAAAGATCTTTATTAAATTGAATATCATCCTCTAATATAAGAACATTATTATATCCTAATTCATAAGCCTCTTTTATTATACTATAATGATTTCTTGCACAATCATATTCATTAGGTTTTGTAAAACATCTCTTTTCTGAATTATTATTAAATGCATCCATAATAATATTATTATATGGAAATTTACAACCGTAATGAATATTAATAGAAGTTAAATCTAACCCTATATGATTAAACATTTTTTGCATTGCTTTATGTCTAAGTTTATTTTCACATAGGGTTAGCATATAAATAGCATCAAATTTAAGGCTAAATAAATTTTGCATAGCTTTAAAAATTGTGTGTTTCTTATATTTACATTTAAATTTTCAAATTATTTGTTGGTGACATTACAGAACTTACTGCCACAGGTGTGTCATTATTAGTATTTTTTACTTCATTAGACGTTTGATTACTTGATGAAAGATTTAAGTAATCTATAATTTCTTGTTTTTGTTTTGGTGTAATTTTGATCTTACCTTTTTCCCACTTAGTATTAATAGAACGAATAGTACGACGTAATTCTCTACCTGCAAGTGAATAACCATTAGTCTCATAGAATTCACGTTTATTAGCATCAATAATAGAATTGATTACATACTCCTTAATCCTATCATTAAGCTTATTTTCCATTTCTTTCTTAAGCTTCTTATTTGCTGCGGCTTGGATAAGATTATCCATTGCATTTTCTTTTAATGTATTATTATCTTCTAATTCAATACCAATAGATGAACCTGGTAATAAAGTATCATTTTGCATATTACTATTTTCTATATTTTTTATAAGTTTATCACTTTCATTTGCATTATTAATAATAGCATTATTTAAATTTTTATCTTTAATTTCAGTTCCAATATTTAATGCAATATTATCTAAATGTATATTAGGTTGATTATCCATTTTTTATTTACAAATTATGTATATTATTATCAAGACTTATAAAACGAGCGCCTTCTGCCTTTTTATTTTCAGGATGTAATTTATTCCACCCTTTTGCTATTCCATTTACTATAACAGATGTAAAATATGCAAAAGGATTATTAGATTTAGTAGGATCAAATCTTTCCCAATACATAACGCAATCCATTAATGCGACAGCCGAACAATCTTCTCTATCCTATGGATCTTTATAATATTTTTTTCTCTAAATATTTTCAACCATTAATGAAAACATTTCTATGATAGCATCATTTAATCTACCAACTTTCTATGCCTCTATAATTTCTTTTAATAGTAAAGGATTTGATACATACTCCCTACCAGTTTTATCCTTTTTAATAGCGGCAATTTTATCTCTTCTTACCATGTAATTAAAACCATAATTCTATTTAATTATAAAGAAAACAATTAAAAATGTCTAAATAGTAAAAAATAATTACATATACTTTTATTTATATCTATTTACTATTGATTGCACTTTAATATTTTCTATACACTTTCTTTCTTCATCAGTTAATGATTCTGGGAATGCATAATTAATTTCTACATAATAATCTCCTACTTTATTATCTCGCTTTAATCCTTCACGATATAATTTAATTAATTTTTTATTATGTATACATGAATCCAATTTAATTTTACGTGTAATACCATTAGGGATTTTTACATCATATTCACAACCTAATAATAAATCATAATATGGTATATAAACATGCTCTACTACATCTAAACCTCTTACTTCATATTTAGTTGGATCTATATTATATGATGCCTGTGCAATAAAATCACCATTAGCACCTCTCTTATCTTTTGATTCATTACCTGCATTATTAATAATTACAAATTCCCCGTTCTGAATACCAGGTTTAAATGTAACTTCTGCTGTACGACTACTTTGTCTAAATCCACTACCTCCGCATGTCATACATTTATTATCTACTACAAACCCTGTACCATTACATTGTGGACATGCCATAACTTCTTGATATACTGCAAATCCTTGACGAGTGGTTTTTATCTTTTGCCCTGTACCATGACAAGATGGACACATATGTTGACCAGTACCTCCAACACCATGACAATTAGGGCAACGAGTACTAATGGTGTATTTAACTTTTTTAGTACAACCGTTAAATAATTCCTCAATAGTAACAGGGATTTTCATCTTAATACTTGAACCCTTCTGTATTTGAGGTTGTTGACGATTTCTAAAGCCACTATTTCCTCCAAATCCATGCATACCAGAGAACATAGAAAATAAATCGTCCATATTATCAAAACCATTACCACTCATTCCTGAACCCATATTATCTACAGTTCCGAATGTATCATATTGTTTTTTCTTATCAGGATCTGATAATATTTGGTATGCTTCATTTATTTCTTTAAATTTAGCTTCACCTTCTTGTTTTTCTTTTTCTGATTTCTTTGCTAATTTATCAGGATGATACTTTAAACATAATTTACGATATGCAGATTTAATTTTACTATCATCCGCCTCTTTACTTACTCCTAATATATCGTAATAATTCTTAGACATGTTATATACAATTTCTTAAATTTTATAAAATAAAAAAGTTACTCCTTATTTATAAAGAAAATACTGTAATTTGTTTACTTACATTAGCAAGTATTCAAATTACAGTATAAATTTATAAAATTTTAGTTATCACTTTCACTTCACCTCGTCAAAGTCTGCATCCTGTATATCATCAGAGCCTTCATTATTAGAAGTTTCACTTTCTCCTGATGTAGGTTGACCACTTGTTGCACCTGATGCATTCTTAAACATCTCATTGAACATATTTGGATCCATACCTTGAGAACCTTCTGGTGCAGCTTTCTTATAAATCTCCTGAATAATAGGATTAAATGTTTCTTCCAAAGCTTTTTTATTAGTTTCTGCTTCATTAAGATTCTTATCCTTTACAGATTTAAGTACAGCTTCAACTTTTTCATTCAATGAAGTCTTTTGTTCATCAGTAAAGTTATCCTTAAGATTTGCATCTTCAATTGAATTCCTTACTTGATATGCATAACCTTCCGCAGTATTCAAAGCATCTACTTCCTTTCTCTTCTTCTCATCTTCTGCTTTATACTTTTCAGCATCAGCCTTAATCTTATTAATTTCCTCTTCACTCAATGAATTCTGAGAAGTGATTGTAATATGTTGTTCCTTACCTGTACCAAGGTCTTTTGCACTTACCTTCAAAATACCATTAGCATCAATATCAAAGGTAACTTCAATCTGAGGAACACCTCGACGAGCTGGTGCAATACCATCTAATGCAAAAGCACCAATAGTTTTATTATCCTTAGAGAACTGACGCTCACCTTGAAGAACCTTCAAATAAACACCAGGTTGATTATCTACAGCTGTTGTAAATACTTGTTTCTTTGATGTTGGAATAGTGGTATTAGCTTCAATAAGCTTTGTCATAAGTTCACCTTCTGTTTCAAGACCGAGAGAAATTGGTGTAACATCCAACAAAAGAATATCATTTGATGTATCACCACCAGCTAAAATATTAGCTTGCGTAACAGCACCAAGTGCAACAGCCTCATCAGGATTTGATGTCTTATCAAGTGGTAAACCAAATGCCTTGGTCAAACCTTCCTGTACATTCAATGAACGTGTCATACCACCGATAAGAAGAATCTCATCAACTTCAGAAGTTGTCTTATCAGCCTTCTCAAATGACTTACGTGTACACTCTACTACCTTGTCTACCAAAGATTGTGTTAACTCATCGTACTTAGCACGGGTTAATGTCATAGTAAGATGCAATGGACCATTTTCTGTTGCTGTAATATATGGTTCATTAATATCCGTTGTTGTACTTGAAGAAAGTTCACACTTAGCCTTTTCTGCAGCGGTAACAATACGAGCATATGCCATCTTATCCTTCTTCAAATCAATCTTATGTTCCTTCTTAAATTCCTCAATAATCCATTCAACGATAGCATTATCAAAATTTTGTCCACCAAGAAAAACATCACCATAAGATGCTAAAACTTCAACTACCAAAGAACCTTCATCCTTTGAAAGTGTACAGACAGATACGTCTGTAGTACCACATCCTGTATCAACTACAGCAACAGTTTTTTCTTCTCCATCATTTACTTTGATATTAGATGAAAGAATTGCAGCCGTTGGTTCATTAATAATACGAAGAACTTCCAAACCTGCAAGTTCACCAGCCAACTTAGTAGCTTGTCTCTGTGTATCATTAAACCATGCTGGTACCGTAATAACGGCTTGCTTTACATCTTCACCATAATAATCCTCTGCAGTCTTCTTCATCAATGCAATGATATATGAAGAAATTTCTTCTGGTGAATATAATTTAGTTTCATTTTCACTTGTAATCTTCACACGAGGATTACCATTCTCATCAACCACCTCATATGAAATCTGCTTCATCATCTTTTGAACATTAGGGTCATTAAATGTTGCACCCATAAAACGTTTGATAAATGAAACTGTATTCTTTGGGTTCATCACCAACTTACGCTTTGCAGCATCACCCACTGTACGTTCACCACCATTAATAAACACAACTGAAGGAGTAGTTCTCTTTCCTTCTGCATTTGCAATTACAGTTGGTGTACCTGCATTCATTACTGCAACACAACTGTTACCTGTTCCTAAATCAATTCCAATAACTTTACTCATTTCTTATAAATTTAAAATGTTATATTTTTAATTATTAATCACTCTATTATATACAAATATTATGCCAATGTCTATTTTATATAAAATTAAAATCAAAGTGTGACAATTTGTCATATATGACAGAATTAGTGTCATATATTAAAATTGAAATTAAAAAGTGGCAATTCCAATATAATTATATAATGTGGTTAAGAATGATAATATATAATATACATAGTTAATTCAATTAATTAACTTTATATAAAAAGAAAAAAGAAACTTTATATTTTATAAAGTTTCTTTTAAAATAAATGTTTTATTCTTATATAAAGCTATATAATTACATTTACCTATAATTTTATAGGTATTTTATATTTTAATGCTTTAAATAAGAAATAAACTATATATAACAAAATTTATTTCTAATTTACATAATTAACTTCGTATATTAATATATTACATTCAATAACTACATTATATAATTATATTCGAATTGCCACTTTTTACGGTTTCACGATTTGGAAATATGTACCATTTGTTAGATAAGTGTAACGAACTCCGTCTACATATGCATAACCCGGATAAACTCCGCCTGCATTTTCCATTGTAACTTTATTTTCACCTGGCACTGCAGCAACAGTTACAGATCCAGCAAAATATAAATACACGCACATACCAATGAACATACATACACATGTATAAAATGTTAACTTCAAAAACTTCTTAAACATACTTTATTTCTCCTCAAATTAGTTAAAAATTAATTTACTTATAATTATATAGAAATTATGTTATAACGCGATACAAGCGAAATAAACACTGTTTCTGGATGCAAATATACAACATATATTTGAAACATAAAAATAAAAATTTAAATATTTTTCATTTTTAGTTTTAATTAGCAATGTTAACTACTATAAAAATAAATAGTACAATGGAGAATAATTTAATTTTATCAGATAAAGAATTAAATCTTGATAATATAGTTAATAAAATATTATTACAAGATTTTGATAACACATACCACTATAAAATAGTATTACCAAATGGTGAAGTGCTCAATTCTAATTATGGTTTATAGAATTGTATTATTTTTAATGTAAATGAAAGTAACTTTACTGGTAAAGCAAAGATATTAGGAACACTTGCAATATACTTAATTGTTAATAAAAGTAATGACCCTAATAAGAAGATACCATTCTTTACTGATATGAATAAAGAAACTTATGGAACTTATTTTAGATCTTTTTCTAATTTAGATGTTAACAATAATCCATTTGGTTGTATCTTTATAAATTATCATTTGTTAGCTTAGAATAGTAAATTAGAAATCCCTCGTATTAAATATCTTCTTAAAAGTGTTATATCACATGGCATTATTATGATGATGTATTAGGAGATGTATATACAAATGAAACTTATATAGATACTATAGATCAAAATATGTATATGTATACAGATGACTTTAATGAGGAACCAGAAATTATACCTGAAATACTAAGAGATTATAATTATATATTTCAACAAACTGAAATGAATGCATATACACAAACTTTCTATCAATAGTTAAATTACTATATTAATGATGAAAATAATACAAATAAATCTATTGAAGATTTTATGAATTCAGAATACAGTAAAAATGATTATTGGTATATGTTATTCAACTTAAAGAAATCAGATTTAGAATTTAACCATATTGATAAGTTATGTAAGTAGAGTGGTGATTATTTAACAAATCTATATTATTACTATAGAGCTTTAATGACAAATCTTAATATATCAGATAAGACTTATAAAACATGGAATGATTTATTTAATTAGAACTATATGAAAAATATTCCAAACTTAAAACTAATGTCAAAAGTAAAACGACAAAAAATAAAGGAACTTTTACCATCTGCATTTAAAACATTTATGAAAGAAGTTATTATACCAAAATTAACTCCTGAATTATGGGATAAAATTGATAATATGCAAAATAATGTAAATGCTATGTTAGAACACGCATTTAGAAACAATAAATATAATAAGAGAAAGTAAAATAAAATTAATTAAAATATGAAAGCAAAGAATCTGTCACAACAACTTGGTGGTTTAATTAATAGTACAGCGGGTGGTGGGTTTACTCAACCCCCTACTATGGGTACAACTGCACCTATTACAACACAAGGTACAGGAGGTTTAAGTTATGAAGATTCTATACCTGATGAGCTTTCAGATCCAGAACCACTATTTACAATTAATTATAAAGGAGAATAGAAATAGTGTATTAAAAAGGCATTAGATTCTATTAATATTATAGTAAAAGAAGTTGTACCAGAGCTATTATAGAAATCTCCATTAATAGTGGATAAAATTAGGCAAGATGCTGAACAACTTGGTAATTTATATTATCAATATAAAAAGAAAGAAACTTATCATCAAGCTTTATTAGATACAATATCACATGGTGAAACTGAACCAAAACGTTTTGATGTTTGTGAAAAGATTTCTAAATCATTGGAAGAATTAGGAACAAAAATAACTGAAACACAAAATCAAATTCGCAAATATTATATCGATACATATTTAGATATTCAGAAGAAAGATGAAGAAGACTTCCC